AGCAGCGTCTCCAGCGCCAGGAAATCATCAATGCCAGTCATTTCGCCGCCTCCATCAGGTAGGCGTTCGCGATTGTCCTGATTTGCCGATTTAGGGCATCAGGCAAGGCCGGGGCAGATCGGCGCAACGGCAGAAACGCTCTTGCTGGGACATTGCCCCAGGGTATCGGCGCGCCTCGCCGGGTTCTGCCATAGGCGCCCTTCCTGGCCCCGAACTGATGGGTTGGCGCATATTCGATGCTTGTGCCAACCTCTACGGCATTTTTACCGCGCAGCGCGTGATTGATGCTGTTCATCAGCCGTCCGGTGTCACGCAAAGGCACGCTGGAACCCTTGCGCCGCCTGGCAATGGTAGAGGGTTGCAGCGGCTTCCATGGCGCACCCCATGGGTCCTGCTGCCGCACGAAACGCAGACGTGTGAAACTGACTACGGCACTGCCGATACTGTTCATCGCCGGCCCCATATCCGACAACCGACGCTGGAGGCGTTCCAGGGTTTGTTGCACATCTGCGGCATCAATACTGATTGAAACCTTGGTCACGCGCACCCCTCACCCGGCATCTTGTCGAGACATTCATTGCTGAATGTGATGCCCCGCCTGGCGCCAGCAGGGGCGCCAACCGTCACATCCTCACTGGCTTCGACACCAGGGATCATGGCGCGTCCGGCGGCCACGTCACGGAGCCACTTCATTGCCCGCTCGCAGCGGGCTTCCGCCTTGTCAACAGTGCCGCTGTCATAGAGTTGGCACCGCACCAGATCGGCGGCAGTGACAGATACAATGTCAGGCACAGGGTCTGACAATGGGACGACATATCGCGCCCCGATATAGCCATCCATAATCGCGGAGGCATCATCGATGGCCCGTTCGAGCACATCTGCATCAATAGTTCCATTGCCGGTGCGATCCGTGAGCTGTATCAGCTCATCCTCACCGAATCGGTCGATCATTTCCTGTTGCGTGACATAGGCCATGCGGCACCTGTTATCCGAGCACCTTGGTCAGCAGAACGACCATGAGAGGGATGGCCACTCCAAGCCCAACGCTGCCCACGCGGCGAAAGGTGCGCCACTTGTCCACCTCTGCTTCCAGGGCTTCGATCCGGTCGAACGCACGGCCCAGTGTGGCATTGATGCCGTCGCGCCCCTCTTCGATTCGGATCATGCGTCTGTCCAGCGCGACCAGGTCTTCCAGAACCTTGCGCATCTGCGACATCTCATTCCTGATGTGGTGCAGGTCTGCGCGCGTCTCGGCCATGAACCGGACTACTTCTGTATTGTCGTTTTCACTCATCGCCTGACTGATCGTCCTGTGGTTTTATGGTCATCGGCATCCAGTCGGAACACCAGTCAGACGCTGTGGTGATGACCACTTCGTTGAGGGTCTGTGTACGCCGACAATAGCCGACACGCACCCCCTCGATCCGCTCTTGATCTGCGTACCACTGGCAGTTCCCGCACGAATTGGCCTCAACGCATGCCGGTGATTCCATCGGAATAGCTGTAATGGTTCAGGTCCGCAGCGATCCGCTCATTCCCGCCGATCAGGTCCCAGAAATCGTGCAGATCGCTGTGCGCGACCTCTGCCGCTTCGCCCTGCAGGTATTCACCATCACGAAACACGTTGAAATCCACCGCCAGGCGGGAACGGTGCAGGCTCTTGGGGTGGCCGTATTTGCACCGCTCATCGCGATAACAGTCGCCGTAGGTGAGCTCATAGCCGAGCAGATGCGCATAACCGACCAGCAGCTGCACCATTTGGACGAAGCGGGATTGACGGGCACGCAGGCTCATGCCGGCTGTTTGGCCTTGACGTAGTTCACCGCCAGTTCGATCAGGAAATTGATCGCGCTCGTGCCCATGTCGGAAAACAGCTCTTTGGCCATCTCCCATGCCTGCTGGCGCTTTTCTTCGCCAGGCAGGTCCACAGCCATCAGCTTTTCCACGATTTCCCGCAGCTGATCCAGGGCACCGTTATCGACCCACAGCCGCACGATGCGCCAAACGGCGCTGAATACCAGGTATTGCCAGTTCATTTTGTGTTCCTCATTACATTAAGGGTGCGTGCAACTCACTCTGACCTGAGCGCCATCGAGCGACAGCAGCCAGTCGTAGATCTCAGTGGACGCCCCCATTTGCTCCAGCCTCATCAGATCCGCCTCCATCGGCGCCGGGTACGCTACGCAATCCAACCGGCTGGCTGGTGAGAACGCGCAGGACGATGTTGACACCGGCAACAACAGCCACAGACAGCGCAGAAATTTCATCGGCCGACAGGGTGAACGCATCATTGCCGGACACCGCATAGGCCGCGCTGGCGACCAGCGCCAGCAGGTTGGCCCAGATGGTTTTCGACAGATACCACCCCTTCACCTGTAACTGCTCCACTGCCCCGGATAACCGGGGCAGCAATTTCACAAGCTGCAGCAGACGCATTATTCGGCTTCACCAGAATCGGCGGACACTTCATGCCAGGCGGCATCCCGTTCCGCGGCGCTGACCGGTGAGCCGATGAGCGATTCCAGCGCCTTGACGTCCGGCTTGCCGGACTTGGTCCAGGCGCTTTCGTCTGCGCGATCCGGGTCGGCTTCCAGCAGATCACGGATGGCGGCCAGGATCTGCGCGCGACGATCTGCGTCGGCGCCGGCGTCGCCTGCATCTTCCTCGCGGCCGTCGTGCGGTTGGGCCAGGCCCCGGTCGATCAGGGCCTTGGCCTCCGCATCTCCGACCTCGCAAGAGCCTCCGTCAGCGACGGTCTCGCCATTTACGACGAGGTTCGTTCCAGTCAGTTTGATCTTCATGGTGCCCTCCTATCAGGCCTTGACCACGCGGATCAGGGACGCAGGCCGCGTGCAGATGTTGATCGGGTTGGACTGCGCCTCGAGATCCCAGCCCTTGTTCATCTTCTTCGGCTCCGATCGGGCGTAATACGGCAGACCGATGGTATTCACGGTCTCGTTGTAGTCGGCCGGAGCGAAACGGGTGATGAGCAGGCCGGGCACGCCGTCGGGCACCACGATGGCCTCGTCGGCGGGGACGGTCACCTGGCTGTTGCCGCGGTAGCGCTCCCACAGAATGCCGCCGTACTCGAATGCGGCGCGCGGGTCCTGTCGAAGTGCTGCACCGTCCTGCCAGCGGTCGTAGGCGTTTTTCACGGCGTCGTGCTCGATGAAATCACGCCAGAATCCGCTGGAGCAGAATGCGCGCGGGGTGGTGAAGGGGACGCCTCCCAGTCCGGCCTCCACGGCCTCCAGGATGTCGAGACAGATCTGGCGCACTTTTGTGGTGGCGCTGGAGAGGGTCATTGTCACCGTGGTCTGGCTGACGCCGAACACGGTGTAGAGAGACTGCAGCGTGCCGTTGACGTCGTAGAAGCTTCCCTGCACGGCGGCCATGCGGTGGGCCTCGATGGTGTAGTCGATGTTGCGGCGCATCTGTGCCAGTCGCTCGTTGACGCGCATCTGCACGGTCTCCGCGCCGCTCTCGGTGCCGAAGGCGCGCACGCCCTGTACTTCGTCGGCGAGAATGGAAGCGCTCTCTGGCAGGTGCGGCGCGCGGAACGGGTAGGTTTTCCGCTTGCTGCCGGTGACTACTTTACCGGGACCGCCGCGGGGGGCCACGTCCACCAGCTGGAGGATGCCGTTGTCCTCTTCGATCACGGCATCCAGAGTGCTGATGCCGGCCTCTTCGAACAGGCCGAGCTCGCCCAGCCGCATGGGTTGATGGGGCAGGTTGTTGATGGCCGCCGTCAGCGTCTGCAGGCTGAAAGCGTCCGGGGTGAAGGGGTCTACCATGGGCATGTCCTGTCCTCCTTAGCGGGCAATGACGTAGTTACCGGCCAACTGGCCGAGCGCGGTGTCGATCTGCGCCTGAGTGATGCCGGTGGGCCAGACGAGCTTGTCGGCGGCCACCTCTGTCAGGCGGGCCAGCACGGTGGCCTTGGCATCGCCTGCACTGGCGTCGGCGTCATAGAGCAGGACAGCTGCGGCAACCTCGGACCCGTCGCTGGCGCCGGGTGCCAGCTCGACGTACTTACCGGTCGCGGTGACCTTGCCCAGCACGGTACCGGCCTCCAGGTTCTGACCGGATGCGATAGTGACGACCTCTCGGCTCAGCGCGCCGTTCGCTTCGGACAGCAGCACTTCGCCGTTTCGGTTGGATTCGGTGAGAGCCATCAGACGTTCCTCCGTTTGGCGTAGATTTCAGTGACGCTCAGGCTGAGCTGGTTTCCGGTCGCATCGCCCTGATCGGCGCCGTCGGCGGGCGCATCGGGGAAGAGTGCGCCACCGTCAGAGGCGGCTGCCTTGAGCCGGGCACGAACCTGCTCTGCCATGGCGGAAAACGCATCGTCGGACAGCTCCATGTAGGGCTTGGCTGCCTCCTCCGAATACTCGACGCCGATGTCAGAGAGCAGCCGCTTGACGTCACGCAGGCGGGCCTCCTTGCGGTACTCGGCCAGGGTCTGCTCCGCCTGGTCGGCGCGCTGCTTCTCTGCGTCCAGTTGCTGCTGGAGCTCTGCCACGCGGGCGGTGAGTTCTATCAGTTGGTCGTTGTTGCCGGCGGACGCACTGCCGCCAGCGCCTTTGTTTGGATCAGGCATGGGTGGGTTCTCCTGAGATTGAGCGGCGGCGATATCCGCCTGTGTATTGGCGTCAGCGCCAAGCGTGACGACTGAAATCTCCCGCAACACGGCGTTGCGGATGACGGTAATGGGCCCCTGGAACTCACGTCCGTTGATGGTGACACTCTTGTCTGCCGGGAATAGCTCTCTACTGCCCTCATAGATGCCGACAGAAAGTTCGTACGGGAAGCCACGAGCCGATTTCTCCGCGATCTGCCTTGGCAACGGATCGGATTCGATGCTTGCGAAGATACGGCCATTTTCGATAGTCAGCTTGCGGCCGTCATTGGCGACTTGATCGATGACGCCTACGGATTGACTGTGCCGGTGCTGGAAGAGGAGTGCCAGCGGGGTTCTGGTTTCCAGGGTCTCCAGGTCGATGACGAACCGCACTCCCCATTGCATGACAGCATCGCCGCTGTACGCGATACCGGTAATGGCCTTATCACCGTTATCCGATTTGCTCTTCTTGCCTTTCGTTGGCGCAAGGCGGAATTCGGCCTGCAGAAAAATTGGATTGTTCATGCACGGGTTTATAGCCCGGCATGGGGGGGAAATTTCAGGGGGAAATATTTCCGCTTCTGTAGATAACTTTTTCCATCTCGCGGGCGCAAACAGAAAAAACCCGGCGTGATGCCGGGTTGCGGGGGTAGAGAGGGCGGCTGGTGGTTATTGGTTGTGCTTTTTCATGTAGTCCGGGTGGTCGTTGTTCAGGTGCTGCAGGTGCTTGAAACGCGCGGGGATGGGGCCGCCAAGCTCAACGGCGCAGCGCTCCCCGAACCAGTCAGGGGTCAATTCATCTTTCGGGCGTCCGCGACGAATCCAGTCCAGCTCTTCTTCCAGGTCCTTGCGCAGACCTGGCGACATGTTCTTACGCTTCAGCGCCGAAATGATGCTCTCTTCTGATAGGCCTTTCATACTCAACCTCTTCAACTTCGATTCTCAAATGGTCTTCAAGCCGCTCGTAGTCCATGATCCTGATCTTCGTGCTTCTTGGCAACACCAGTTCAGGTTTCTGCTGTACTGATAACGGCTGCAGGTCCACAGCACTTTTCACTTCAAGAATGAATCGAATGTCGTGCTGGAACGGCCTGCCCGCCATAATGGAAGTATAGCCCTCCCAGGCCACCACGCGCTTGCGCCGGGTATGTGATTTGAGAAACTGTGTGCGACGCGCCTCTAGCCCGGCGGCATCGACGCCACGCCGGAACGTGCCAACGATCTTCGGCAGCTTTTCGATCACGCCATCCATGAGGTGGATCAACAGGCCCGCGCGGATCAGTTCCGCCTCGGTCATTGGCGGGAGTGGATCATGATGCGGCAGCTCGCGGGCCAGGCGGTTCATGATCGGCCACGCATCCAGATCAAAATCTGTGTAGGCGCGAGCGACAACGGCCTCCGGGATATCCAACCCCATTCCCGCCGCCACTATACCGGCCTTTTTAACATGCTTGTTCCATGCTTTATCACCCAGCGCGGAACGTGCCAACTTTTCGGTGTCTTTCCAGTCGCCGAGTCGTTGGACGTGGCGTTCCACTAAAGACTGCAACAACGGATGCCCGCACCACCACGGCTCCCGCGCCGCCAGTTCAGTGGCGACATGCACTGTAGGGTCTGCTGACAGATGACCTCCGCAACGCTCCATGCGCCCATCAATAGCGCGGGAGACACCTTCTTCCGGCCCATCATGGCAGGGGGAATAGTCCCAGCCAGGGTCTGGTGATTGCCCAGGGAATGGCTTGAAACCGAATTCCTGGGCCTCCTCTTCCGTCAGGCTGATGTTGGTACAGCGACAATTGAAGCCACATGGAGCGGTCCAGGTGCGCCAGATGGGGTCGTCCACCGGAGCAATGTAGCCATCCATAGCCGCGTGAGCGGGCCGGGTGCGGCTGTCGTTGATGGCGGAATACATGAGATAAGGCTGCAGCCACTTATTGTCCTGATGGGATTTGCAGCGTCCTGCGGCATACCAGCCCTGGATGTTGGTGCGGAATATGGTTTCGATACGGTGCGCTGGCAGATCTATGGGTACTTCTCCGTCCGCCACTGCACGCTTCCATTTTGCGAAGCTCCAGCCCTGCTCTTCCGCCTTGATGAGACTGTTTCGCACAATCTCTATCTGATCCAGCACAGACAACCAGGAGATGGAGAATGCAGCCGCACGCGCCCGGCCCTGGAGCAGGCCATAGTATTCGGCTGGCAACACTACCTTCTGTTTTCTGGCCCATTCCAGGGCTTCTTTGAACGGCAGCGGCTTCATTGCTTGCGCTTGTTAGCGGCCACATATCCGAACACATCGGCAGCGAACAGGGCGCGTTCCAACAGTTCACGGTAAGCGGCAGGGTCGGCATTGGCAGCGGCCTTTGCCAGCAGCTCATCAAGATGCTCTGGGTTTCTGGCCTTGGCGATGATGCGCTGCAGCTCTTCCGCGGATATCGGCGAACTGGACGCTGCTACCGAGCTATCAATCATGCGCTCAATGGCCTGCTGGGCAGGGGTGAATTTCCCGCCGCTTCCTGCCGCCAACGTCAGGCTTGCGCTGCCTTTTTGCCCTGGCGCATTGTCTGTTGCGACCGGCTCAAAGTCGCCCGGTTTGACGTCACCGAATATGCGGCCTAGCAATTGCTCCTGCGCCTGCCAACCCGCCTCCTTGAGGTTTTTCAGCGCGGCGGTTTTGTCCGGGGTGAGGGTCACGCCAATGTCGAACTCGAAGCGTGGCGGACGCCCCTCCCATCCGTTGAGTCTCCATATCCAGTCCACTACCTGCTGCACGGTGCGGCGCACCAGGCGCAGGTCGGCGAGACGCTTGTCCTGGCGCACCTGGTCGTGGACCTTGGCAGCGGCATAGGAGCCCTTGCCATCCACGCTGGTGGTGAGCGTCTGACCGAGGATGACTTTCTGGATGCGGCGATCCAGCTCGGCGATGAGGCGTTGATGACCGTCTCCACCTGTTGGCGCAGCCACACCGAGCGATTCATCCGGCCCAACGGCCAGAACCGATGCAAAGCCGTTCTCCTGCGCAGCCTTTACGAAATCCTGCGGGCTGTTGACCTTGCCGGTGATGAGAGGGTCGCCATAACGCTCAACGAACTGCATCCAGAACCGCCATCCGTTGTAGCGGAAGAACCAGGGCCAGTAGAGGCGACTGAGCAGCGCTTCGCCGTAGGGGTTTCTCCAGGTGGCGTTGCGGCGGGTGAGGAAGAACTCGGGCGACTCTGCCTGGACGAGCTGGCCGGTGTCCATGCGGCGGTACTTGAGGCGGCCGTCGGCGGTGACGGTGAATCGCTCCATGGGCCATTCACCGATCCACACCGGCGCCACGATGCCGAATTCCGGGTGCGGCTTCGAACGATTGCCGCCGGGCCATCCGCATCGCATCACGGAATAGCCGTAGGGCACGGCGTTCCATGCCCCGCGCAGAATATCGTCGAGCCAGCGGTCGAGCACGAGCCTCACCTTCTCGGTGCGCTGCTTGTCGTCGCCGACCATGTTCCAGGAAGTGGACAACACAGCCTCACGGCGGGTCTCGAGGGCGGCGGAGATCTCGTCGTCGGTCTCCAGCACGCGCAGGCTATGGCGCGGCTTGCCGAGCTGCTGCAGGACGATGTCCGGGTCTCCCACGACGGAGAGAGCGGCAATGGCCCGGCTGTAGCTGTAGTCGTTCCAGTTGGCCGTCATGGCGGCGGGGGAATCAGACATGGGCGGGTTCCTCTCGTGTGATATTGCGGATCTGCCTCACGGTGAGCCCGTAGAGGCTGGCCAGGGCGGCCTGGGATGCGCCGGCGGCGTACTCTGCCCGGATCGCCAGGTTGCGCGCGCGAATATCCCGCTGTCGGCGCGTCGGCAGTTCGATGTAGTCGCCTCCGAAGGCCTGCGCAAGCAGCGTTGCCGGCCCGGTTCCGAGACGCAGTGCGAGCGGGTGATCGATGCGCACGCGCTCTGGCACGTAGATCCGGCGTCCGCCATAGGCGACGATGAGCTCCTCAGTACACTCGGTCCCGATGATGCGTTCGATCTCAGCGATGCTGGCAGTCATGCAATGGTCCTCGAGATGTTGACTGCATAGTGGTTGCCGCCGGTGCCGCGGCGGATGATTGGTTCCAGGGCATAACGCACGGAGTCCCAGCAATTCGAGACGATGATGCCTCCGGCAACAAATTCATGGCAGTCAGCAACTGCCAGATCGTAGACTCTCTTTTTTGTTCTTGTGGATGAGATGCCCTCTACACGAGAAGGAACAAGTTTGTGTTTTTCTGTATTTGTTTGTGGTGAAGTACTGTCCACATATAACGCAAATTCTTTGCTCATCATCTGCGCCTGAAGCTCTTCTGTGAGCTGACCTGCAAGCATTTGAACAAAACTTGTCCTGATGACCGAGCATTCTGGTCTTGAAGTCTTTCCCGCAATATGCGCATTGTTTCGTTGCTGGTATGAAATTCTTGTAAGCCAATGCACCAATTCTGCGATGCACTTCGCGCCCCTCTGGGCTTGAATGCCATGCCTTTGACAAAGGCCTGATTGTGTCGAGATGCTGCCGTAGCCGCATGGCGCGCTCATCGTTCCAATGCAGTCGGGAATGATCCTTTCGTGAGACGGCAACAAGATTTGATGGATCATTGTTAGAAGGGTCTCCATCGATATGATGGACATGAAATCCTTCAGGAATCGGCCCGTAATTATCTTCAAAAACTCGCCGATGAAGAAACTCAGGGTTCCCCCGTGTAACTGACCGCTGAAAGTACCGCCTGGATGATTTATTCCTGGCATCTGGATATCGCCTATATCGCTTCCCTTTGTAAACGACAATTTCGACGCTTGGAGTTTCTGACATAACGTTTCCTCATACACAAGCAAGCAGTCTTCCTGCGTAAGTGTGCGTGCCTCAACAAAACCACGGTTCAATGTATATATCTTGTGATCTGGCGTGCACTCGACACGAGCATCGCCAGTCTCAACGACAATCGTTTCTCGACTCGGAGACGCCATCCAAGCTTCGACAACCTGGCGGAACCCGCGCCGAGTCAACACCAAATCACCAGCTATTACATCCTCTACCGGAACCTCACCGCGCCCGGTCACGACCATCTGCCCCTCCGCTATGCAGTGGTTGTTCTTGTCTTCGAGCTTCGGCAACACATCACCGGAGAGCTTGTCCACCTTGAACGACCACAGGCGGGCCTCTTCGGCGGTGTGGGCGCAACGCGGGTGGATGATGATCTGCTCGTAGCCGCGCAGGTGGGCCACGCCGTCCTCGACGCTGCCCTTGCCCTTCTTGACTCCGATGATGCGAAACCCCTGGCGGCGCATGTAGCTGATGGTCTCGGGCCGGGCGGAGTCGGCGCGAATGAGGTGCTCGCGGCTGCCGGGCACGGTATCGAACAGGGCCGGGGTCTGGTCGATCTCGCAGCCCACCTGCCAGGCCTCGTGCTCGATGTAGAGGCGGCCGCCGTGAATCCAGCAACGCACCAGGGCGGTCGGGTCCTGGGCGTAGCCCCAGTCGGCACCGTAGTAGGGGCCGTGCCAGTCGTCTCCCGGCCCAAAGGGCTCCACGACCCACTTTCCGCGCAGCACCTGGGCGTCGGTGTACTGGCGGCAGTGGCCTTCCCAGACATGGGCATAGGCGTCCGGGTCTGTGCGCTGCATCCACTGGCGCTCCAGCTCCAGCTCGGGCGGGAACCAGGGGTTCTGGTTCCAGTTGACCTGGCGCACGATGCTGCTATCCGGTGGGTTCATGGCGAGCTGATAGACCGGGTCGCTTTCCTGGTCGGGGTTGAAGGTGATCCAGATCTCGGAGCCAGGCTTGCGGATGGTGGGGACCAGGGTCTCCATGCTGGCCTTGGAGACGGTCTGGCCCTCTTCGATCCAGCAGATGTCCACACCCTCCAAGCTCTTGAGCTGCGAAGCGTCGCCACGGGTGCCGCGCAGGCCCTTGAACAGGAACTCGGATCCGCAGTGGGAATAGATGCCCTTCTCCTTGACGGTGAACAGGCCGGACAGGCCCAGGATGGCGATCTGGTCGGCGATGAGCTGGTGCACCGAGTCCTGGATGGAGTTCTGCAGCTCGCGGGCACAGAGCACGCGCTGTGGGCGCTCGGCAGCCCGGCAGATAAGGGCGCGGGCGAAGGTGGTGCTCTTGCCGCTGCCGCGCCCACCAAAGGCGATCTTGTAACGGGCCGGTTCCCAGAAGGGCTCGAACCAGTCGGGGAAGTCGATGTCGAGGATGGTTTGCTGTTGAGACTGCGCAACCGTCATGAGTTTTCGGCCTTCCGATGTTTGATGTTGAGCACCACGGGGCCGCCGCCGGCGCCGCTGATCTCCAGCTTCTCCGGCGCGTTGAAGCCGTGCATGGCGTTGAGCTCCTTCACGGCGGCGATCACGTCGGTCTGCTTGTCGGGGTTGCGGATCACCTCGATCAGCGCCTGGACGGACTGCTCGCGGGTCCAGAGGTTGCGCCGGGCCAGATCGGCCTTGAGTTCGTTGACCCTCCCCAAAACCTTCCCATTCGCCAGTAGCTCGGATGCGCGCTTGTACACCGTCTCCGGCTTCCAGTTCTTCGCACGCGGATAGGCCCTGCGGTAGGCCTCCGAGGCGTTGCCGCATTCCACATAGGCCAGGCAGAACTTCTCCTGCTGTGGCGTCAGTTTCCTCATGCTGCCTCCGCACGTATTGCAATGCGCACCACACATTGTCCTGGCTTGTCTGGCTTGCCACGCACGATGCGCAGGTCATCGATCTGCCCGTCATCATCGTAGAGGCCGGCGTGTTCGAGTGAATCGAGCAAACACTTGAGCATGCCATCGAGGTCGCGCCGGCGCTTATCTGGTGGATTAGCGATGATGGTCACTTTGAGCCTGGCGTCACCGAAACTGGGCCAGCGCTCTGCCATGGCCTGCCTGGTGATTTGCTTTCGGTATGCCCTTCCCTCCTCGCTGATGAGCGTGCGGTACTTCCAGCGCCGGTAGTAGTGATTGAGGGCCGGCGGCCATGGGAGGGTGAGTTCAATCATCGGCCAATTTCTCCATTTCCCGCAGGTGGTATTGCTGGAGCGCCAATTGGGTGCGGTAGCGCTCCGGGTGGTAGATGTCGCCGGTGACGGCTTCCAGCTCCTTCACGAGGCAGTCAGCGCAGAGGTCGCCGCCCCGTGACGGTTCTCCGCAATTCGGACAGGACGCCTGGGTGGTGACGGCGTTCACCGGGTACTGCTTGTGCAGCCTGTGCACCAGTTCCCACAGCGTGGCCTTGCTCATGATTCGGCACACCTGGAGCGGTATTTGCAGATGTCGTATGCAGTGTCGTAGGGACAGTGAAACTTGCTGGCGATTTCCGGGATAGACAATCCATGCTCCTCGTGCAGATCCCGCATGAGGTCCACGTCGTGGTCGCTGATCCTGGCCTTGGGGTGGCGTTCGCCACTGCGCCACCGGTGGGTTTTCCAGCGGCTCATGGTGTTTCCTCCTCGGCGCCGGGGTAGCGCTGGTGGTAGCGGCAGTCCCAGGCGTCCAGCATTGGCATGTTCCTGTCACAGCGCAGGCGCTGCTCCCATCCGCGCCAGCGGGCGTGGACGCAGGAGACGCAGCGCACCGGTGGCTTGTGGGAACTAGAATGGGATGTCGTCATCGAAATCGTCCCCGGTGATAGGGTTGCCGGATCGGGGCTCCTGCGCCGTCTGATCGGCTCCTGCGGTGTTTTTTGCCTGCCTGCCGCCCACCAGATCGATCCCGGCCACGCGCAGTTCCAGGGAATGGCCCTTTGTGCCGTCCCGCTTTTCGTACTCGCGCAGATCGATTTCGCCGCTCACGACCACCTGGGCGCCCTTGGCGAGATGGTCCACCAGCCGCCCCTCGGCGCGCTTGCCCCAGAGATTGCAGCGAATCCACAGGGTGCGCTTGTTGTCGCCCCAGCCCAGGTCCACCGCCAGTGGGAAGCTGAGCACGGCGACGCCGGAGGGGGTGTAGCGCTGTTCGGCGTTGCGGCCGAGGCGGCCGGAGAAGGTGCAGTTGTTCACACGTACCTCCGCATTCCGTGAACACGCTGCCAGTCGGTGATGGGGCCGGTGCCCTTTACCCGCGCCTTCATTGCCCGCATGGTGCGTTTGGCCTGGTAGCGGGCTTCGGCCTTCTCGCGCTGGGTGACGGCCCTGCCGGCGCGGTCCTCGAGGGCGGCGCGGGGCTCTTCTGGCCAAGCGAACTCGTGGCCATCAGCCATTTTGGCCATGAGGCGCTCGTAGATGGGACGGAAGCGGGCCAGCCCCTCACGCTCTGGCAGCTGCGACCAGGAGAACACGTCGCAGTCCGGGTGGTTAATGGCTGCCAGCACCACCGGGTGGCGGTATCGCTCCTGGAGCGTGCCTGACTTGCCGCGGGCGTTGCAGGCGATGCGCCAGGCCTCGGCGGTGGTTGGTGCACCAATCTCGTCCGCACTTGGCTTGCACAGCGCGATGAACTCCGGCAATGACGGCGGCCATGGATTGCCCGCCTCCACCAGCCGCTCAAGCGCCAGCGCAATCCGCCGGGGATCGACCCGCCCCAGTGCCTGCCCCCACTCCCGCTTCGCCAGCCTAAGCGCATTGTCATCCGGGTAGGTGCTCTGAAAGCGATGTCCGTAGATCGCCGCCAGTCGCGCGAAGAGCTTGTCGACCCAGTGCTCCGGGATCGGCTCAGGGATCTGGCGCGTCCCACGGGACTGCGAGCCCTGGGCGGATGTTGTCCCAGAACATCTCGGCTTTCGAGCGTTGGCGATGGCCTGCTGTGCGAGTTGTGCTGCCGGTGTCGGTTTGGTCATGGCTGAGTGCCTCGAGGTAGTCCTGCATGGGTGCGTCCAGGTATGCGGGGCCGAAGGGGCGGTTTGGTGCCCTGGCGCGAAGGGTGGTGACGAGCTGGCGGATAGTGCCCGGTGTCACGCCGGCGGATTGCCAGCGGCGTAGCATGGCGATCACCTTGGGCGTGTGGACCTGCTCGTGGCGAAAGCCGAGTTGCGCCAGTTCGGCAATGAGGTCGGTGGGATGTTCCACGGCGGCGGAATGTTCCACGTCGTCCTCGCGCGCGCGCGCGTTAGCAGCGCAGCACTTGGTCTGTTCCATGGTCTGTTCTATGCCCCTATCCGGGTTGGATAGGGTTTTAGTGGCCGGGTTGGAAACCGTTTCCGGGTTGGAAACCGTTTCCGGGTTGGATAGGGTTTCTCGTGATGTTCCACGGTTATCCACAGGGTGCGCGAGGCGCGAAACCGTCACCTGTTCGGTTACCGTTTCGGTTTCGTCGAAGCCAAGATCAGGCACTGTGATGCGGTAGCGAACCGCCTTGCTCCGGCCGCCTTTTCCGTCTTTTTCCACCCAGCCGAGGTCTTCCAGCTGACGGGTGTACTTGCTGATGGTGTTGACGGTGTAGCCGGTCAATTCGGCAAGACGATCACGGCTCGGCCAGACGAGGTTCCCCTCGCGGTTGCGAAAGCTGAGTAGAGCCAGGAGCACGCGGTAGTGCGCCGCTGTCAGCCGGTGATCTCGGGCCATTTCCAGTGGTGCGATAGCGAAGACGTGCTGGTCCGCGCTCATTTGCCACAACCATCAATGCCGATGAGGCGACACGGAGCCTCAGTCCACTCGATCAGCCAGCGCTTGTCGGCTGCCTTGTTGCAAACCTGCTCCCAGGCCCAGCGTGTTGCGTCAATGTTCACACTTCCTCCTCCCACACCAACTGATCCGCCGTGCGCACCTCGTTGATGTGCTCACGCGCCAGGGTGAGGATGGATTCGATCACCTCCGGCTTGTAGCACTTCATGCGCTCATCGACGATCTTGAGCCCGCAGGCGGCGCACAGCTGAGCGAATCGCCTGATGTCTCCGTCCTTCATGCGGCTGATGGTTGACTCGTGCACGCCGAGCGCGTCTGCCACTGGGCGTTGCCCGGCCCTGGCAAGGCCCTGCAAGAGCGATTGCTCGTTCTTGCGGGCACGTTCTGCTTGCCTGGCGGATAATCGGTGCATTACCACGCTACCTGGAGGACACACCGATGAGCGTCGAGCTCAATGCCATGGGGCAGCTTGGCGAAACACGCTGTCCGGTGCTGAACGAATATGTCACGGTAATGGCTGTGCACCTTGGGCATCCGCCAATCGTCTGTTGCACTGGCGGCCGCCGTTGTGGTTGCTACGACGAAGATGATCAATGGGACTTTGTCGCCACAAGGCGGCTTGGCTGCCCGCTGCATGACGTATATGCCTTTGACGACATGGCGGCCAAGCTTGGGCATGACCGCACCAGCCGATGAAGAAAAAACCACCAGGGCGCGACAGGAGTCAGGTCGCGGGTGGATCCCTGGTGGTGTCGAAATTGGTGGGCGCATCTCAGCCCGACCTTCTGAAAAAGGCGGCACCCTGCCGTCGGGTAGAATGACGACTGTACGGAAACCCACTACCGACGGAGGGCGCCATGAAACGCGATATGGAACTGGTACGGGATGTTCTGATGGCAGTGGCGGAATTGCCGCATGGAAAACCGCTTGTCTCCATGGAGGGCGTGAGCAATGAGATATTTGCCGCCCATGCCCAGTGGCTGGATGAGGCCGGTCTGGTGGAGGCGGCCATCCAGGGCAATGGAAAGCGACCTCCCAATGCGGCCGTCATCTGGCGGCTCACCTGGGCAGGCTGCGATGCAGTGGACGCCATGCGGGACGAATCCTTGTGGAAACAGGCTCTCGATACTGTCATCCGCCCATCAGCCTCCTGGACGTTCGGCATTCTGCTCGACTGGCTCAAGCACAGGATCGTTCAGCAACTCGGCCAGCTCTGATTCGGGCAGCCACCGCGCAAGCGCTTCGCGCAACTGCCATGCGCAACGCACCAAGGCGCGGCGGCCCGCGTCAGCGTCCATGAGCGCCATGGGCAGGTTCTTCTCCACCGGCCAGGCATTGGCCTCGAGGCTCCAGTCGATGACCAACGCGGCCAGCTTGCGTGCTTCTTGCGGGCTCATCTCATGCCGCCTCTTCCCCCGCGTGCCCTGCGGGCTCGGCGCTGGTACTGCGAAGCAGCAGCGATTTGAAATCGAGCCTCGGATCGGCCTCGACGAGACGCTCGGCAAGCTCCGGCGACGGCCGCTTGCCTCGCCAGCCCGTGGCGCATTGGCGCAGATACTGAGGATCTGTTCCAGCACCCTTCGCGAGGCGCTTCAGGCCGGCGAACCCCTCTTTTTCGTAGATGTCGCGCAGGTTCATGGCGGAAATGATAGC